CAGCCACGGCCGCGTGCGGCAGATGAGCGACCCGGCGGTCCTGGCGCTCCGCCCTTTCTGGCTCTTCGACGCCCTCATCGACGGCCGGCAGACGGACATCTGCGAGGCGCGAAACGGCGTGCTCCTGCCGGCGACTGACCCGTGGTGGCGGGAGAATACGCCGCCGCTGCATTTCTGCTGCCGTTCCGGGATCCGCTCGCTCCGCAAGTCGCAGGCGGCGCGCCGCGGCGGCGAGCGTCGGCCCGACCTCGACATCGAGCCCCCGGGCGACGGTTTCGGCGCCGCGCCGAGCCTCCTCCCCGCGGTGCAGGTCAAGCCGTTCGTCCCCGAGGTGAAGGGGCACCCGGCACTCGAGGGCGCGCGGCTCCGCAAGGAGCGGGAGCAACGACCGCTGCCGCCGAAGCCGGAGCACGACCCCGAGCACTGGGTGGCGGAGTTTCGCTCCCGGGGCTACCCCGAGGACGTCGCGCGCCGAGCCGCGTATGGCAAGGCGGCCGAGGAACGCGGTCTGGACCGGCCGCTCGACGAACTCCGCGCCCTCGCCCAGCGCCTGGAAGAGGCCGGAGTCCCGGCGGGCAGGAGCCTGCGGGAAAGCCTCGACTGGATCGTCGAGGACGGCGAGGTCCAGACGCTGCGCGGCCAGCTCGCGCTACTCGCGCGCGAAGGCGCCCCCGAGCACGCGGCGCCCGGGGTCCGGGCGATGGCTGCGATGCTCGAGCACGCGCACGCCATTCCGCCCCGGAGAGCCCCGATCCTGATGCCGGGGCGACCGCAAGATGACCCCGAGCGGCTGGCCGAGTACCGGGCCGCGGTCGGCTTCTACGAAACCCTCTCCCACCCCGCCCTCGCCCACCCGACCAACTACCAGGTCCGCTGGGGCATTCGCCGCGGCTACTGCGACACCGCGGGCCGGCGCCTTCTCCTCTCCCGGCGCCCGGGCGTGCTCGTGCACGAGTGGGGGCACGCCATCGAGGAGCTCAACCCCGAGATGCTTCGGCGAAGCGCCGAGTTCCTGCGGACGCGCACGGCGGGCGAGCTGGCGCAGCGATTGCGCGACCTCTACCCCGGGAAGAAGTACAAGCGCCGCGAGCTAGCGAAGCCCGACAAGTTCCTCGAAGCCTACATGGGCAAGCTCTACACCCACCTGGGCCGGACCTTCGGCACCGAGCTCCTGTCGATGGCCTTCGACCTGCTCGCCAGCGGTGAGGGGTGGCGCTTGCGCGGCCACGATGCGGACCTATTCTGGTTCTGCCTCGGCCAACTGCTCGAGCCCTGAGAACCATGCCGGCGACCTGGAAGTTCAGCGACGGAACGACCCTACAGCAGGGCGGCATCGTCACGGGCGCCGGCCGGTTCGCGAGCGGGCTCCGGCTCGACCTGGAAGGGAAGCGGGCGGGGCTGCCCGTCTCGGTGTCGATGTGGGAGGAGCCGGGCGGGGCGGAGCAGCTCGACCCCAGCAACATCGCCGTCCTGGACGTGTGGGCCCGAAACCTCGCTCGCGTCTATGGGGTGGCGGTCGTGGATGCCCCCACCTACGACTACCCGCCCGACCCTCGCGGTGAGCCCGACGAGGACGAGGACGAGGACGGCGGGATCCACTAACCCGGTGCGCTCGACGCCGCCGGCGTCGCCACCGTGACGATCACCCAAGCCCACTAGGCAGGGGGTGCCGCTCGGGCGCCCCGCAACGGCGCTTGCTCCACCGTGGCAAGGCGCGGCAACCGCGGCAAGGCGGTCGGCTCCACGAAGGGGCCACGCCGCGCCACCGAGCAATCGTCGAACGGAGACGCCGTGCGCACCAGCACCATGGCAGCGCCGCGCGCGCTCCTGCTCGGGGCAGTGATCCCACGAGAACCCCCGGTGGCGTGCCCGTGTGCCGCCCCGCTTCAGCACGGGCGCCCACTGGGGCCTACCAACGAGACGACCATGAAGGACTCCCGATTCGGGTTCACCGTCGCGCAGAAGGACCCCGACGTCCTCGAGCTCGACGTCTACGACGTCATCGGCGACACCTGGGAGGAAGACGCCGTCACGGCGAAGCGCGTGCGCGCGCAGCTCCGGGAGGCCCGCGCGTCCCGGATCAGCGTCCGAATCAACTCGCTGGGTGGCGATGTCCAGGACGCACTGAGCATCTACAACCAGCTCAAGGAGCATCCCGCCGAGGTCGAGGTAAGGGTGGACGGGGCCGCGGCGTCGGCCGCCACGATCATCGCCATGGCGGCGAGCCCCGGCCGACTGCGCATGGCCGAGGCGTCCGAGTTCATGATCCACGAGCCGCGCTTCGATCTGATGTGGGGCGTCGACGCGGCGAAGGCGCGCAAGGCTGCCGACCGGCTCGACAAGGAGTCGGGCATCCTCGCTGGCATCTACGCCAAGCGATCGGAACGCTCCGAGGAAGAGATCCGCGACTGGATGCACGCCGAGACGTGGTTCACCGCGGCCGAGGCGCTCGAGGCGGGGCTAATCGATGGGCTCGACGACGAGTCGCCCACGGCGAGCATCTCTCCCACCATGGCCGCGGCCGCGCTCCAGCGCTTCCGCAACGTGCCCGAACGGATGGTGGCGCGAGCCGGCCTCACGCCGGTCCACGGCAACGGGGGCGCACTCGTCGGGGTGTCCGTCCCCCACCCCCCCCGCGAGCGCGCGGGGGCGTCGGCGTCGGCCCCGCCCGCAGGTGATGGCGAGTCGTCGCCGTCACAGGTGCGGGTGGTCACCCCCGAACTCCGGGACGCGCTCCACACCCACCAGATCCCCGCGGCCGCAGTGGCCGCTGAGCCCCAACCCGCGGCCGCAGTGGCCGCCACCAACACGGAGATCCGAATGGACCCGAAGACGATCGCCCGCGACCTCGGGCTCCCCGAGGACACCACCGAAGCTCAGATCCGCACCGCCGCAACCGCGGCCGTCACTGACCGCAAGGCCCTGCTCGACGCGCTGGGCGTGAGCACGGTCGACGCCGCCCGCGGGGTCATCGAGGCCGGCCGGGCCGCGTCGGCCGAGCTCCCGAAGGCGCAGGCGCGCATCGCCGAGCTCGAGAAGGCAACGGAGGACGCCGAGCGCGCGAGCACCGTCGCGAAGCTCGAGGCCGAAAAGCGACTGACCCCGCCGCTGCGCGAGTTCGTGGCGAACTGCCCGATCGAGACGCTGCGCGCCTTCGCGAAGGTGGCCCCGGTCGTCGTGGCGGAGAGCCCGCACCACGAAGCGGAGCCCGGCGCGGCCGCGTCGCCCGCCGCCCCGGCCACCCTGGACGGGAAGCGCTCCTACGAGCATCTCACCGGCCCCGAGCGGATTGCCCTGCGCGACAGCGACCGGGCGACCTTCGACACCCTGCGGAACGACTGGCTCTCCCGCGGCCAGCCCATCGCCAACACGGCCGGCTGACGTCGGCAAGCGACCCACCAGAAACCCCCACCCTTCTCGTCTCACAGTTGAGGAACCGCCATGACCATCACCGTCGCCACCGACGTCATCGACCGCCAGATCCTGACCGACGCCGTTCAGGGTCAGTTCGCGCAAAAGAACGCCCTCATCGGAAGCGCCCTCACCTCGAGCGGTGCGATCGCCGTCGAGGGAACCTTCCCCGGTCAGGGCAAGGACGTCATCGGGCAGCAGGTCGAAGTCCCGTACTTCGGGACCATGCCTCCGTTCGTGAACAACCCCGACGGCAACTCCATCACCCCGAGCAAGCTCGGGATGACGAGCGAGCTGGGCACCGTCGCGCGCAGCTCGCTCGCCTTCCAGGCGTCGCGCTGGGCGCGTTCGACCGGCAACGCGGACCCCTACGCCGAGGCCGCGCGCCAGGCGGAGATCCAGGCGATCCGTCGCATGGAGGAGCTCATCATCGAGTCTGCAGCGACGTCTCCGCTGCTCGTGGACCTCTCCAGCGCGGGCAGTGACGTGCTCACCTACGATGCCCTCGTCTGGGCGCTCGCCGAGGCCCTGGGCGAAGACTTCGTCATGGGGGCCGCGCTCGTCGCGCACCCGCTGACCCTCGCCGGACTGGCGACGCAGCGGGACGCAGCCGGAAACCTGCAGTTGACGAACGCCGCCGACGGCGGGGTCACGCGGCTATTCGGGATCCCGGTGATCGGGAGCGGGCGCACTCCGAAGACCACCAGCATCATGGGCGCGGTGACGAGCACCGGGACGAACCCCGTCGTGATGTCGATCACGGGCGTCCCGCTGGACGCCTTCAAGCGCCTGCTGGTGCGGTGCACGCTGACGGGCGCCTACGAAACGGCGACCATCCAGTTCAGCACTGACGGTGGCCTCCACTGGTCGGCGAGCCTGGTGACCCCGGCGGCCACGGTCGCGATGGCGCTCACCGACACCGCCACGGACAGCCTCGTCGGCGTCAACGGAGCGACTGGCCTCTCGGTGTCGTTCGCTGCCGGCGGCGCGTTCACCGACGACAACGTCTGGAGTTCCTACACCGACTTCGTCACGGAGACGCAGGTGTACCTGCCGGGCGCCGGGGCGTTCTGGTACAACCGCGCGGCGCTCACGATGAAGGCCGACGAGGACATCCTCGACGACACGACGATCGGCGCCATGCACCTCTACGGGGTCGCGCACACCTACCGCCGGCGCCAGTCCGGCCACACCCCGGGCGTGGTGCGGATCCGCCACAAGGTGAAGGGCTACCGCGGCGTCGCGGCGGCCTGAGCCTGAGTCGAGGTCGCGATGGGAATGACCGCGCACAACCTCCGCCGGCGGAAGCTGGCGGAGGCCCAGGCCAAGGAACGGGCCCGCTCTCTCCGGGCGGCCCCGCCCCGCAATCTCGCCGCCGAGCTCGAGCAGGAGCGCGCCAAGAACGCGGAGCTCTCCCGGGAGCTCACCGCGGCGAAGGTCGCGAACTCCGAGCTGGAGGAGGCGCTCACTGCCCCGCCGGGAGAGCCGCCCCGCCGGGCGGAGTACGTGCCCCGCAGGGAGGAGGACACGCCCCCGCGCCACGAACTGAAGACGCCGTCGCTGCCCCGCTCCGGCGGTCGCGGCCGTGGCTGAGATCCGCGGACACCGCCGCTACGCATTCCTCAAGATGCGGGCGGCGGCGGCCGCTCTGTCCCCCGCGGCGCCCGCCTGGGACGGAATCCGCCGGGGGGAGCCGGGGACGGCTTTCCCCACCACCATGCCGGCGCGCGGCGAACTGCTCGCGGCCGGGTACCTCGTCGTCGAGGAAGTCGACGGCGCCGATGAAACCGAGTTGACCAACGCGGGGCTCTCGCCCCAGCAGGCAGCGGCGGTGCTCGCCGCAGTGGAGTCCCTGACATGAAGAACGTCGGAACCGTGGAAGTGCTCACCGAGCGCGGGGTGCGCGCGTTCCCTCACGAAGAGGAAACCGTCCTCGTCCCGAGCGTCTCCCGCGTGCGCATGGCCACCGCGGCCGCGCTCGCCGCCTGCACGCTCACCGGCAACGTCCTGGAGGCGGACGCCGCCGGCGCCGTCGGCGACATCGACACCACCGTCACCCCCGCAGTCGGGGATCTCATCCTGGTCAAGAATCAGGTCGCGGGGCTGCAGAACGGCGTCTACGAGTTCCTGTCGGTCGGGGGCACCACGGAAACGTGGAAGCTCCGCCGGGCCGTCGGCTGGGACGTCTCCGCGCGCGTGAAGGCCGGGCGAATCGTCGCCGTGTCCGAGGGAACGGCGAACGGGAACTCCGCGTTCCTGCTGACGACGAACGACCCGATCACGCTCAACTCCACCGTGCTCGTCTTCGGGTCGGCGCTAGCGGTGGCCCTGGGCGCCGCGAGCGTCACGAACGCGATGCTTGCGCCGAACTCGGTCGATTCCGACCAGTACGTGGACGGATCGATCGACGGGGTGCACATCGCCGACGGCGCAGTGACCGCGGGCAAGCTCGCCAACGGCGCTGGTCTGGCGGCTCTCATCGCCACCGGGCTCGGTGCCAGCGTCAACGTGGACAACGCGGCGGGGGCTCCCGTCTCGGCGCTCGCCGCGGACGCGGTGAACGACCGCGCGGTGCTCGTCGTCGTCGTCGTCACCGAGGCGCTCACTACCACGGCGGAGTTCGCGGTCGCGACGGTCGGCGGCCTGGCGATTCGCGCGGTCCCGGCGCTCACGGCGCTCGGGGCCGTCCTGGTCGGGGCCGCGACGGTTCCGGCGAGCGTCGCGGACTCCGAGATCGTCGTCACCCCGACCGCCGGCGCCACGGGCGCCGTGGCCGTGACCGTCCTCGCGCTGCCAACCGCGTAGTCCACCGCCTCGCCAGGGTTCTCCTTCCTCCTCCCCGCGCACAAGCCGACCATGCCCGTCCCGCTCGCCATCACGCTGCACGCGAGTGCCGCCGAAGTGGAGAGCGGGGCGGGCGCGGCGGCCGACCTCTGGGGGGAGGACAACGTCGAGACGCGGCGCGTCGTCGAGGGGGCGCTCACCGTCACCGCGATCACGGGCGCCGGCGCCAGCCTGGTAGTCGCGCTCGACACCTCCGCCGACGGCACGTCCTGGCGTCAAGTGGACGCGCTGCCAGCGACCACGGCGGCCGGCGTGCAGACCTTCTCCGCCGGCGACTGCGACCGCTACGTGCGGGCGCGCTGGACGCTGACGGCGGGCGCCGAGGCGACCTTCGCGGTGACTGGGAAAGCGCTCGAGACGTTCTGCACGCTCGCCGAGCTCCTGGAACTGGGGGCTGCGGGCACTGCGATCGGGGCTCTGCCGAAGGTCACTCGCATCCGGCACCTCACCGCGGCAACCCAGGTCGCCCGCGGGTACCTTTCCCGCCGCTTCGTCGAGCCGTTCCTCCGAGTCGGGCGCGACGTCGCCCAGGCGGTCGCCAAGATCGCGTCGCTCTCGCTGCTGACCGACGTTCACGGCGTCAACCCGCACACCGAGGCGACTGCGCTTGCAGTGCAGGCGGCGGAGGCGCGCGAGCGGTGGCTGCGAGACGTGAGCCGCGGGGTCGCGGGCGCCGACGTCACCGACTCGACGCCCGAGACGCACGAGGGAGCCGGAGTCGTAGTCACCGGGGCAAGCCGCCGCTGGGGGTCGATGACGGTGCTGTGACCGTGCGAGGGGCGCGATGGAACCAGAGGAATTCGAGGAGCTGGTAGCCCGGGCCGGGGGTACGTGCACGAGGAAGCCGACCGGCTACGTGGTGAACCTGAAGCCCCGCGAGCAACTGTATCCGCGTGCCCACGAATGGATCGGAATCGACAACCTATCCCGGCCTGAACCGGAGGTGTTCTGGAGGGTGTCGAGCGCGCTCCTTCAGCCCGAAAACGTGTTGCGCGAGATTCTTGCCGCTCTTCGCCGCGAGGCGCGCCGCCGCATCATCGCCGCCCACGCCTTGGTCTGAAAACTGACCCGTTGCGGCGCCCAACCAGCGACCCACCGCAACGGCGCGGGCCCCTCGGCTTGGTTTCGACCCTTGGTCGGTGAGAGGCCAAGCCGGGGGCCATGCCCGCGGACGTCACCTCATCTGCACGTCGCAGACGAACATCCGGGGGGCCTCCAGACGGAACACGGGGCAATCGCATCCGCGCTCCCCGCAGGCCCCGGCGCCTTCGTCACGGGTCATGGCGAAGTTGCAGCACGTCGGGTCACCACAGTGCGCCATCCGCCCGTGGCCGCACACGCAGACGTCGTTCTCCCAACTGGCAGCAACGACCAGCGCTCCCTCGATGATCTCGCGCGAGCGCTCCTCAGCGAGGCGCAACACCTCGATCTTGGGCAGTCCCCCCTCCACAACGGTGAACCGGGCGTCGGGTCCGTGGATGGCCATGGCCACATTGTAACCCCGAATGACCGTCATCGCGAACGACGAGGACCTCCGGCGGCTGGACCAGCGGCTGGCGGAACTGGCGAGCGGACGCGGGCTCCAGGAGCTCGCCAGGAACATCGGCGAGGAAGCGGTCGAGCTCGTCAAGGAGGGGTTCGAGCGCGAGCGCGACCCCTATGGAACGCCCTGGGCGCCGATCACCCATCGCGACGGCGCCATCCTGCGGGACACCCGGGCGATGGTGAACTCCCTGCACGTCGCGAGCGCCACCGAGGCGCAGGTCACAATCGCGATGGGAGTCTGGTACGCCATCGTGCACCAGACCGGGAAGACCATCGTCCCGCGGTTTGCGAAGGCGCTGCGGTTCATGTCGCACGGCAAGCCCGTCTTCGCGCAGAAGGTGACGATCCCCGCCCGCCCGTTCTTCCCACGCGAGGCGGACCTGCCGGCGTCGTGGGTCGCCTCGATCGACGAGATGACGAACGAGTGGTTTCAGGTCTTCCTCGGGCGATGAACCATGGCGTTCGGATTCGACGACATCTTTGCCGCGCTGGAAACGGCCTACGAGTCCGCGACCGGTGAGCGCGTCCCGTTCGTCTCCGGCGAGCAGGCGCTGCACAAGCACGAAAGCCTTCCCCCGCGGGTCATCTTCCTGCACCGAGGCGGCTGGCACGAGACGAGCGATCAGGCCGACACGACGCAGGACGCGCGGACGACGCGCTCCATTCGGTCGGTGGCCATCGAATACCTGCGGGCCGAGTGCCACGCCCTGACGGACGAAGCCGCCTACACGCTCTGGGAGTACCTCTGCGCCCTGCTCAAGCAGCAGTACGGCGACGCCGTCATTCTCGGCACCTTCGGGTGGCTCACCCAGGACGAGCGCACCGCGAGCCCGGGACTGGGGTGGAGCGTGAAGTGGCAGGACTTCCGGTTCCGCACCCCAGTGCGATCCCAGTTGTGTCCGACCACCAAGATCGCGACCACCGGGCACGAGTGCTTCCTGGCGGAGCGCCTGACCCAATCCCCGCTGCCGACCGGCTGCGAGCACGACGAAGACGAGGAGCCGACCCCATGATCGACAAGGCCGAGGAGAAGCCCGAAGTCACCGCGAAGACGACCCAGGCCCGCCCCGCGGGGGCCCCGCCGGCGCAGCCGAAGCCGGCCTCGCCGCCACTCGGGGAGTCGCCCACCGGCAAGCCCCCGACCGAGGCGGCAGCGACGAAGCCGGCTCCGGAGCGCCAGACCTGGGAGCAGTGGGCCCAGGCGAAGCGCGTGGCGGCCGCCGAGCTCCGCACCGCCAAGACCCTGCATCGCTGGCCCGTCGGGAAGCAGATCACCGAGGCGGAGTTCGACGCCGCGCTCATCGCCGCCCGCAACCTCGTGTTCCGCTGAAAGGAACTGACCCATGGCAGTCGTTTCCCCCGATATCACCGTCCGCCCGAAGGATGGCGGCATCTCCACCGTCTCGAGCGCGCGGCGCCGGCTCGGCATCGTCGGCCTGTCCACGCTGGGGGCTGCGAATCAGACGCTCCACACCTCGGACCCGGAGGAGGTGATCCGCGCCTTCGGCGCCGGAGAGCTCGCCGAGGCCGCGTGCCACGTGCTGCGCAACAGCCGCCGGCCGGTGGTCCTCGACCTGGGCCGAATCAACCCGTCAATCCCCGGCTACGCGCTCGACGTCACGACGACGCGCGTCGGGACGAGCACGGGCGCACTGACCGTCACCGGAACCCCGAAGGACGCCTACGAGGTCGTGGCCGAGATCACGACGACCACCGCGGGCGTCGCGAACGCCGACGGGGAGTTCCGCCTCTCGCTCGACGGCGGAGACTCCTTCGGGAACCTCACCGCGATCCCGATGGACGGCACCTACGCGATCCCGGGGACTGGCCTCACCCTGCAGTTCGCGACGAGCGGGTCCTTCGACGACGGCGACGTCTTCGCCTTCGACTGCGTGGGGCCGGGCTTCTCGAGCGTGGACCTCGCGGCCGCCACGACCGCACTCGATGCGGACGGCCAGCGCTACAAGACCCTCTTCGTCTTCGGCACCGGCGCCAACGCTGCCGCGTCGGCCGCCCTCGCCGCGACGGTGCTTGGCCATGCCGAGGAACGAGAGGCCGCCAAGCACTTCATGTGGGCGCTCTGCCAGGCCAAGCATGGCCTGACGAACGGCACCGTGACGCTCGGAGGGGACCCGCTGGCCACCGTTCCGATCACGGTGTCCGGCACTCCGGCGCGCCCGAACTACAGCTTCGTGGTCGAGATCACGACCACGGGTGGCCTCGGGGCGGGCGTGTTCCGGTGGAGCTCGGACGGCGGCACGACCTGGACGGAAACGGTCACGATCACGGCCGCCACCGGAGTCAACGCGCTCGGGACCACGGGCGTCACGGTGACGTTCGCAAACGAGAGCTACACCTTGGGCAACAGCTACACCTGGGCGCCGCGCGCAGAGACGGATGCCGAGGTGGACGCCGCGTTCCAGTCCGTCTCCGGCTGGCGCATCGGCGTGTGCGCGGGCGACGTCGAGCTCGAGAGCTCCCTGGTGCGCGGGCGCAAGTATCGCCGCGGGCTGCTCTACAGCGCCCTCCTCAAGCAGGCCGAGGACGAACTGCACCACGACATGGGGCGCGTCAAGAACGGCGTCTTGCGCAAGGTCAGTGCCCTCTACCGCG